AAGTAATACTGATAAGTATTAATTAAAGACTGTATTTTACCATTAGCACTAGAAGATTGCAACTCTTGTATAGGTATTTTACCTCTATTAGGATCACCATCTTGTGTTAGGCTTCTACCAACTATACTACCAGTTTGGAAATACATGTTTAAAGCTTCTTGTGGATTGTAATTAGTTCCATTACCTAAATCAACTTCAGCCAAACCATCAACATCAACAAAAACACCATCTGGAACAACTCTTTGAATTACTTGTTGTAATTTTAAAGATGTAATCTGTATCATGTCTGCAAAACTAGTGCATCTACTGACTAAAGATTCTATACGTCCTTGATATAAGTTTGGAGCACATATATTATAATTCATATATACTTTAGTTATATCAGCATTAGGTCTTGTCATATTTTCTCCAAGTTCCCACTCAAGCATTTGAGGAACACCCATTACTTTAGCACCACTAAATAAAACTTCTATACTTCTTGATACTCTTTCAAAGTTATCACTTTCAGGTGGATTGAATGTATCTGGTTTTTGTAAAGTTTTTTCTAATCCATTTTCAGTCTTTTTTATTTTAAATACCTGGTCAATAAATGTTTTATATTCAAAAAACAATATTTGAACCATATCATTATCATAATTTGGATTAGCTATGTAACCATCACGACCTGGGTATCTAACCATCATTTCCATTTCCTTATCAGTAAGATTAGGAAATCTTTTCTTTATTTCAGCTATAGTCATAGACTTTATTTCGCCTACATAATATATATCTTCAAAATTAGGATCGTTAGTAAAAGAATAAACTAAATTAGCAGGATCTACATAGTCAACAACCACACCATTAGCTTTATTAAAAGAAGTTTTTGTTGCACCAATACCAATAGTAGTTATATCTTCAATAATTCTTTTTTTAGTTAAATTATATTTATTTAAAGATAGTATAGTGTTTATAGCTTCTTCTTCAGCAATTTCTACAGACTGCTTGTAGTCTAGTTGCATATAAACTTCTAATTCTTTAACATTATTAGGTAGTTCACTAGTATCCTTATCACTAGCCCCAACCTTCATACCTAACTCAGAACTAAATGTATTTAAATAGTCTTTGTTTATCATGTCTGACATTAAAGAGTTTGCATAGTCTGTTCTTGTTTTTACTGAAACAGGATCTTGTGCAAAAGCTTTTATGTCATAACTTTTAGCTGCTATACCATTTACTACTATATCTACAAATTTAGGTATAATAGGTACTGGCTTCCAGTCTAAATTTAAATAAGATAAATCACCATTAATAGATAATTCATCTTTATATTTTTGTACATTCTGTTCACCGCGAGCGTATAATCTTAAATTATGAAAATTTTGATAACCCGTATTCCATCTACTTCCATTTACTCTTCCTCCTCTAAACCACTCATATTCAATAGCTTGTCCAACTAACAAACCATATTCTTCAGTTTTCTTTTCCTCTTCAGATACCATCTGACTTGGAAATGCACTATTAATACCAGTGTTTAATTTCATCTATTAATTATTTTTGATGTACCGCCTTTATTATCATATTTAGAAAAAGTTAAATTCACTGGTTCTTTTATAACTTCGGCAACAGGTCTATATTTATTTTTATTGCAAGCCATGATTGCTAACCCCGAACTAATTGAGGCATCATGCTTCGTTCTATCGTTTATATTAAAAGCCGCCCAGTCTTCTAACGTTCTTTGAAAATACATAGTTCCGTATTGTTCATTATTAAAACCTATAAAGTTTTCTATGTAAGCTTCAATTGCAGCAGCATGGGCTTGTTTTATATCTTCACTTGAATTTGGTATACCACCTATTTCTTTTTCAGTAACAGATAGTTTATGCATTGTTTTATCAGGTCTATTCATAGAGTAACCTCTATAACCTCTTCTTTTAAAATGATACAGTAATCTTGGTTTATTATTTTCAGCTAATATTGGCATACCATAAAATATACAAGCCATCAATACATCTTCAAAGAAGATCTCTGCAGTTGGAGGTCTTGATATGTATTCTAAAAATATTAAATTTGCAGGAGCATCTTCCATACTAAACTTAGTTAAACCGTGTAACGATCCTTTAGAACCTCTCCCATCAACTGTTCCTGATATATCATAACTATCACATCCAAAAGCTCCCATGTGTTCATTACCAGGATATTTAGAACCGTTCTTAATAAGAACTTTATTCTGTTGATTAATGTTTGGTACCCATGAGACATAAAACCTACCTTGTTTAGTAGGAACAAACATTACGCTTGTATCTTTAATCCCATCTTTCCATTGAAAATTACCTTGAGTAACCACACCTGAGTGTTTTAAATCTTCATTATGATCTATTTGTTCATAGATTTTAGTTAGATTAAATAAAGACTGCTTAGTCTCATCTCTGAAAGCGTGTTTTTCTGTACGTGGAAATTGTCTATATAATTCGTTAAGTCCATCAGGATCTTCCTTAAGACCTTCTACTTCATTCTCCCAATGTTCGATGACCCCAATTTCAATCGCTTGACCATCAACGCCTTTAGTTTTGGATTTTGGAGTGTCAAAGACAGGGTATCCATAAGTATCAATGTATCCTTCGTAGTTCCATTCCATAGGTATAAACAAGCTATATAATCCTGAGCGAGTCTGTCCATTGCGGTTTCTTTTACTAACGTTTGAGTCATCGTATAATTTTTTGTAGTTTCTACCTCCTTTATCTAAAGCATTTGATGTTGATCCCATCATACATTTACCTATAACCCTACTACCTAATCTTAATGTTGTTTTTGTAACTCGCCAATTGTTTAATATGTTTTCTGGCTTTTCCCACTTACCTGCTTCATCGTGTACAAGTAATGCAAGCTTCTCTCCGTCATAGGAGTTGTCTCCTGTATTTTTCCAGTCAATAGTTGTATCCAGTCCAACGATTTCCTCCATTTGTTGATTACTATCAAGTTTTTTTCTAGTGAATCTTGAAGCAGGAACTCTGTATGCAAGTTCTGTTTTTGGTCTATCCATACCATCTTGGATAGGTTTAAAGAAAAAAGGGTAGTTAACTGAAATTGGAACAATCTTGTCTGTAAACATTTTCTTAGCATCTGCCCCTGACTTTGATAAGACACCGTATCTAGCATCACTAGATATTGTGGCCAAGTTAACAGTCTCGCCTGATGCCATAAAAGAAAATCCACTTCTTCTGTTTTTAAGATAACACATCCCGTATGATCGTGTATCGGATTTACAAGCTTCCCAGAATATAAAGAATAATCTGTTTGCTTCCCTAAAATCTGCTTGCCCAACATCAATCTTTGACCATTGCAAATACATGTAGTGAGTACCAGTAATATAGGTAGAAACACCTTTGTTATAAAACCAGAAACCTTCGTCTCTTCTCTTAAACTCTTCGTCAATATAATCATGAAGCTTTTCTTTAAAGTTAGCAGGATATGCTTTCCAGTCAAATATTGTTTTAATATTTTTTAATTCTTTTCTTGGTTGGAATTTTTCCCAGTATTGATCTTCTTTTTTACCAGATCTTTTGTATGGATTATCCTCGAGCGGTAAAGCAATAACTAAGTTTTGGATTTCGTATATTTCGCCGATTTGTCCTGTTCTGCTTATTACTATAATGTCATGTTCTTTATTATAGCCGTATTCCCATTTTTTAGATTTGTTTAACCTCTTAATTACATGAGGCTTAATGGGTTCAATTATCTTATATAATGTTTGTTGATACATTATTTAGATCGCTTTTCTGCAAACCCAGAAAAAGTTTTTTCTATAACCTCTTCTTTTGGTACATCATTTAACATATTCTCTTCATCTTGAATTCTGTTAAGAATTTCAAATGCATCAAATATAGCTAGCTTTTTTGTAGCTGCTGCGTTCTTTAATCTATCTGCCGTAATATCGTCTCCTGAATCAACGATAGCTTCTTTAGCAACTTTGATTAACTCCTCAACTGCTTTGTGCCCAGCTAGGATTATGCTCAACTTCGTTTCCTTGACGTTCATACTTTATAACAATATCATTAGATTTCATACAATACAACCTTTTGCCATCAACGACAAAGTCATATTCACCACCTGGTTTATAACCCACAAGCTGTCCTTCATTGATTCCTAGCGCTTCTAAGAAGCTATTACCATATTTTAGTATGCCAATAAGGTTTTGCTCTTGCCAGTTGTGTATCTCATCAGTATCTTTTAATGGAGCTATAAAACATCTGTTGTTAAAAGCTTTCCATTTGTCTTCTTTTTTATATAAATATACTTGATCTAATTGAACAAAATATTTATTGTCTTTAAAATAAGACTTACTGTTTTTTTCCTCTCCTCTCATATTGTACCATCTTCTAAATACATTGTGATGGATCATAACTAAATCACCGACTTTAATTGGTGTTTTATGAGACAGTGGTATTTCAATAACTTTAGCTATATTATTAACAGACTTAAATGTTTCCAATTGCGTGTTAATTATAAGGCTTTTGTCACCTACTTTTACTTTATTAGAATATCGCTGGCCAACAGGCTCAACGATAAAATCAAATAAACTTTTCACTAATATTCTAAATCATACTCAACTGATATTGCCATGTTAGAATTAAACTTCTTCCACGGCAATACTTCGTCTTGTTTCTTAATGAATATATTATAAGAATTGTCTTCTTTATCAGAAAGTATATGTGATATTGTGTGACCACCATATACTGACTGCCCTATCGAGTAGTGCATAGCATCAGTTTTGTAATCAGAACCAATACTTATCTTTCTAATTATAGAGGACATTATTTCTTATCTTCTTCCTTTTCAATAGGTGAGAACGATCCATCTTCCAAGTTAAT